ATAATGTCATAAAGTCCAATCTTTTCTTCTGGTTCTTCAAACCAACTTGCGTTGTCATTTGGAAATGCTTCTTGTAGTGTTCTTGGGAAACAGCGTGTTGTGTCATTAATCATCATCGTCCTCCATGAAAGGGTCACCAAAGGTTGATCGGACACCTGTGTGCAGGTTCACCCAATCCCGTCCTTGTTTCTGAATGATCTCACCATCTTGACCAAACCAAGTGTCACCCACTCGATTGAATATGTCACCTGTGTCTGATGTCAAGGTGTTACCCGTCTTGACATATGTGTGACCTGAGAAAAGATTAGTTTTGATCATCTTGATCCTCCAATGCTTTGATGTACTGGATAAGCTCTGCCACTGTTTTGACATCGCCTATGCACCACCTGTTGACCAGATCTAAGACCATCTGTTGACCAGCCTTGTGGCCTTCTCTATACGATTCCACCGCATCCATTTCGACTCCTTTTCGTGATTGGTGTATGAGTACTGTAATTCAACTTGAGTTGATGTCTACACAATTGTTTGTATCAGAATTTCAAACCCGATAGATATTCTTAATAGCCCTATTGTTGAACTGTAGTATAGTATCCTGCGTGTTAATAAACAAGGAAAGAAATGAAAGTTACTGATCTACCGAAGAATGTTACTTTGTACGAGTTGGCAAAGGTGTTGGGCATTACAGCGCCAGCGGCTTACAAGTACAAAAAGAACAACAAGATCCCTGATTTACGGGTGTATCAACTAAAAGAACTTAAACCGGAGTGGTTCAATGAGCAAGGGAAGTAGAGCAAGACCTTTTTCTGTAAGCAATGAAGAATACGCAAACCGTTGGGATGCGATTTTTGGACGAGATGTAAAGGAAGATAAAGATGAGTTATGCAGAGATCGAAATGGATGTGGTGAGATGGGGCGAGGCAAGCGGAATAGTGCAGAACAGCACCCCAGCAGCTCAGGCAATCAAGACTCAGGAAGAGCTTGATGAACTCTTGGATGCGATTCGATCAGGAGATCGAGCAGCTATGGCAGATGCTTACGGCGACATTCTGGTGACCTTGATCATGGGCGCTGCCTGTGCTGACCTAGACTTGGTCACCTGCTTTGAGGGTGCTTATCAAGAAATCAAAAATCGCAAAGGTCGCCTCACCCCTGAAGGCATCTTTGTCAAGGAGTCGTGATGCCTAAATGTATTGATTGTGCAAATTACGGAGGTGCTCAAAATCCTATGCAACACCCATCTCCTTGCACTAACTGTGATCCTATCTATGTGAATTACACAGAAAAGCCACGAGAAACCCCTTTAAACAGGCAGGAAGGTGGCAATCACTACAAAGACAAGGCTATACAGCCAATCGTGTACATACACGCCAATAATCTTGGTTTTTGCGAAGGTAATGTGGTCAAGTATGTTACCCGATGGAAAGACAAGAACGGTATTGCTGACCTTCAAAAAGCAAAGCATTACATTGAATTGTTGATGGAATTAGAAAAGGAAATGAAATGATGTGGTCTTTTGCTTGGGATACATTGATGGCTGTATTAGCTATGCTGACAATGTTTATTGCTTTGTCTTTTTTTTGGGCAGGGCTAATGTTTCTTTATGAAGCACATGAATGGTTGATAACCAAGGTTATTGCCTTTTGGGAGGCTAAGAAATGAGCCAAGTAAACATCATCCTGACAGACAAAGAAGACGGAACCCTTGGTGTGCAGATCATTGCCGACCAAGAAGAAGGCAAAGCACATCAGGTAGCGTTGATGTTCATGGAGATGCTCCAAGACATGCAACGAGCCAAGATCATCACAGAATCGTGATATGATTTCTGAAACCCGGCTAGGTCTGAAGTCATGAGCAGATCGAAAAGCGAACCGCACCACGCCTGCCGACGTTTCTTCTCATGGTGCTGTTAATGGTCGCGGAAAAATGCATTACTACTCCTTTCATGTGAGTGATTATCATCACGACACTTCACATCTTTCGCCTTTGGAAGATTTGGCGTTTCGCCGTCTTTTAGACTTGTACTACACAAGCGAAAAGCCTATACCCAACAAAACCCACGAGGTTGCCAGACGGATTCGTTTGCCAAAAAATGAACGAGATGTGCAAACAGTTCTTGAAGAATTTTTTATGTTCGATATGGACGGCAATTTTTGGTATCACAAGCGATGTGATGAAACTATTGCTGCCTATCAGCTTAAAGCCCAGAGAAATAGGGAGATTGGCAGGTTAGGAGGTAGACCCAAAGGTAACCCAGATGGTAACCAAGAGGTAACCCAGACGGTTTCCAAACAAAACCCTAACCAAGAACCAATAACCAATAACCATAAACCAATAGATAAAGCAACTGTCGTTGCATGCCCTGAAGGGCTTGATGTTTCTGTTTGGCAGGATTGGTTAAAGATTCGTAAAACTAAGAAAGCACCTTTGACGGCTACAGCTTGGAAGTTGTTTGTCAACGAATGTCAGAAAGCTGGCTGGACGATTGAAGATGCCATCAAGGAATGTTGCTTAAGAAACTGGGCATCGTTTAAGGCTGATTGGATGAAAGAGAAGCAGACCAATGCTGAACGCCTGTCAAACACCATGTCTACCCTTACCCGTGGCTTGACCACACCTAAGCCTTTCTGGGCTAAACCTGATGACAATGTCTTGGAGGCTACTGATGTCAAATTACTGTAATGCAGATGCTGGCTTTGACTACATCTTTGGGCGTATGAATGCTATTTACGGAAACGACTTTGCTCGTAAGTGGGAGGGCATCGATGCCAACCTTATCCGATCTGAGTGGATGCAAACGCTGGGTAAGTTTTTGACCTACAAACCCAGCATGGACTATGCCTTGGAAAACCTACCACCTGACAGACCACCCTCATCCTTGCAGTTCCGCAAGATTTGCCAAGGTGGTCCTCATGTGCCTATGCCTGATGCTGTCCAACTGGCGAACAACCCAACAGTCAAGTACACCGATGAACAAAAGCGTAAAGCCTTGGCTGACTTGGCTGAGTTGAGAAACAGTTTTGCAAAGGAAATGTAATGAATGAAAGAATCTTATGCTGGTTTAGTTGTGGTGCTGCAAGTGCAGTTGCAACCAAGTTGGCTATAGCAGATAACGCAGGTAAGTTACCTCTTGTCATTGCTTACACCGAAGTGCTTGAAGAACACCCTGACAACAAACGCTTTTTGAAAGACTGTGAGCAATGGTTTGGTCAAGAAATTGTTGTTATAGGAAACGACAAGTACGACAGATCAATTTACAAAACCTTTGAGAAGTCAGCAATGAATATCAAAGGTGCTGCCCCATGTACACAACTTCTCAAGAAGAGGGTCAGACTGCAGTTTGAAAAACCAACAGACCTTCATGTGTTTGGTTATACATCCGAAGAGCAAGATCGATACGACAGGTTTATTGATGCTAACAACATTGATGTATCAGTTCCTTTGATTGACCGTGGTCTAGGAAAGATTGATTGTTTGGCAATGCTTAAAAACGCTGGAATTGAGCTACCTGCGATGTACAAGCTTGGTTACCACAACAACAACTGCATAGGTTGCGTCAAGGGTGGTAAAGGCTACTGGAACAAAATCAAAGTTGATTTCCCTGAGCAATTTAACCGAATGGCTAAGTTGGAAAGATTTAAAAAACAAACCGTTTTGAAAGATGTCTACCTTGATGAGCTGCCACCGGACGCTGGCAACTACCCTCAAGAGCAAGACATTCAATGCGGTATTTTTTGCCACATGGCAGAGGCAGACTATCAATGACCAAAGACCAAGCACATTTGATTCTGGACAAAGCCAAAATCGACAGGTTGACTCCGATTTATCTAATCAACCAAGCACTAATAACCCTAGGCGACCTTGATGTACGAACAACTGATCCAGAGATTAGCAGAACACTACGCGACTATGGCGATGAATCCCGCTTCTATCGATCACGCTCGGCATCAAGTCCGTTTACTACGAGCAGATGATTCAGGTTTGTTTGTTGACTTACCTGAACTTGTAAAGGAAAGAATTGATGAATTGAAAAAGGAAATGAAATGACACAAGATGAAATCATAAAGATGGCTAAAGAGGCTGGCTGGCCTGACAGTTTGGTTGCGCCAATCATCATGGCAAAACTGCATGACTTTGCCAAACTGGTAGCAGAACGTGAGCGTGAGGCGTGTGCAAAGTTGTGTGACGAATTGCAAGATATTCCTGCAACTGAGCCGAGACATTGTGCTGAAGACATCCGAGCAAGAAAATGAAAAAGCGCTCTAAATACAAACCCAAGGGCATCAGACTTGATGTGATGACCTATGTCAAATCAGGTCTACTACCTGTAGCCAAAGTACCAAACGCTGGCACAACCCTGATCGCAAAGAACCACTCAGCCTTTGACGAAATCATGTTCGGTAGAGGCAACAAAGAGCATGTAGATGTTTTGATACACGCCTTTAACCAAGCAGAGGCTATTGCCAAGCTTTTCCCTGCCAAGGGTGGTGATTGGTTGCCAGAGATCAAAGAAGCTCAGGACGCTATCTACAACATGGGTCGCCGTGGTGTGAATGGCAAGAGCTTTGTTTTTACGGGTCCTGAGATACAGGCGGTCAAACTGGCAATGGCGGTGCATGATCAGCAGTTAGAGGAAACGACAGTAAAAGAACTTGAACAATGCATTGACTATGTAACCGAGTGCATCATTCATAGACGAGCAAGGGTAATAGCAAAGGAGACAGCATGACACAAGATGAAATCATTGAGATGGCTGTGCAAGCTGGATATGACGAACACCACGCAAAGTTTGATACCCGCTTTGAAACCTTTGCCAAACTGGTAGCAGACAAGAAGCACCAAGAACTTTGCCGTTTGGCGGAAGAAGCGCCTGTGCGTGGTGATGCGCGGGAAACAAGACAAAACATTCTTCACGCAATACGAGGTGAAGCATGATGTACCTCGGCATTGATCCGGGCTTTACAGGGGCTTGGGGCATGATCAACCACAAGGGTGACTACATTTCTTGTGGGGACATGCTGAACGACCAAAAGTTCATCCTGACAAACGCTGTCTTTGCAGAGATCAGCCAAGCCCGTGATCGACAAGACCTTCAAGTCATCGTTGAATCTGTCCACAGTATGCCCGGTCAAGGGGTGTCATCCAGCTTCAAGTTTGGAATGTCCTTTGGAGCCGCTATAAGCCTCGCACAGCGCCTTAATTGCCCTTGGCACATAGTTACCCCTCAGAAGTGGAAAAAGTCGCTCAAACTCGATTCTGACAAAGATAAGAGCCTGTCACTGGCAAGAGAGCTTTGGCCTACAGCACCGCTGACAAGAAAAAAGGACAACGGTCGCGCTGAATCGTTGCTGTTGGCTGAGTACTTGAGGAGGGAGCAACTTGGTTGATTGGAGCGACATAGGGTTCGATCACAAGAAGGAAACCCACTACAACAAGTACATGAAGAAGCCAGATTGGTGGTGGGATTACTTTGTAGGACCAAGGCTACCGCATGGCGGCAAACGCAAGGGCGCTGGCAGACCTTCGGAAAAAATACAACACACCCCAAAAGAAGGCTTGACTATTGTAGTAAAGTTAAATAACATTCAAACGCTTTCATTGAAAGAACTAGGTGATGGGGACATCGAAAAGGGTGTTCAAGCATTGATAGACAAGCATTTGTAAAGGAAAAAGAAATGAACTGGCCGCTCCCTCTAAAGCCGATCCCAAGCGATCACAGGCTACCCAAGTACAACCCAAACAACGAAGAAGAAAGCCCGCTATGACTATTGACGCAATGAAACAGGCGCTTGATGCGTACTGCAAAACTCTGCATCCACTTTGGAACACACG